ATGTAGACGCATTCGGCGGGCGAGAGTATTTCGAGGCGTGGGTGGATGCGTGGTATGCACCGCGGCCGGAGATTATCTATCGGGAGTGGCCGGTATGACGACGTCGCCCGCGCAAGTTCAGCGCATTCGCGATCTGGCGCAGCAGCTCGACGCAGAGTTGGCTGATTTCCAGACGGCGTTGAGTGTGCCCGATGTGCCGATCGCGCCGGCGCGCGTGCGCTTTGATGCGCCCGTCGGGACTGCGGCGGAGCGAGCCAGCGCGCAGCTGTGGCCCGGCAAGTGGTTTGACGCGACCGGATTTGCCAAACGCTATCAGGTCGGGACGCGGCCATGGTATGTGCACACGGGGGCTGATCTCAATCTCAATTTCCCGGCTTATAACGCGGACGCGCACGCGCCCGTGTACGCGCCGGCGGACGGTACCGTGGCGGTGGCCGATCTGCTGCCGGTCTGGGGCAAGATTGTCGTCATCAAGCACGTGCTCGAAGACGGCACGGCCGTCTATTCGCGCCTGGCGCATTTGGAGCGCTTTGATGTAGTGAAAGGCCAGATCGTTACGCGCGGCTACCTGCTCGGCACGGTGGGCAATGCCGAAGGCACGCAAGCCTGGCACTTGCATTACGACTTGGCCAAGATAGACCTGAGCGAGAAGCCGACCGATTGGCCCGGCGACGACGAACCGCGGGTGCGGCGCGACTATTATGACCCGCTCACCTTCACGCGGGATCGGCATTGATGTTGCCGCGGAAACACCAGACGGGGCGAGATGCCCCCCCGAGACAGATCGAGATGATCGACTATGGCGAAAGCGACAAAAGCGACACCTAAAAAAAGCCAGAGAACATCGACGGCGGCCACCCGGAGACGGGACTGGCAGACGATCTTTATCAACACGCTGCGCGAGAACGGCAACATCCGGGCCTCGTGCGAAAAGGCAAAGGTGAACCGAGCGACAGCCTACCGCGAACGCCGCAGCAACAAAGCGTTTGACGAGCTCTGGGACGCGGCGCTGGAAGATGCTGGCGATACGCTGGAAGCCGAAGCTTGGCGGCGCGCGGTGAAAGGTGTGCAGAAGCCGGTCTTTGGTAGTGGCGGCACAGGCGTTGGCACGGTCGAAGTCGGCGCGGTTCAAGAATACAGCGACACCCTGCTGATCTTTCTGTTGAAGGGCGCAAAGCCAGAGAAGTACAAAGATCGCGGCGAGATCAGCGGGCCAGGTGGCGGGCCGATTCCGTTCAAGGAAATCATCGCCGAATTGAAACCAGAGCCGCAGCCCGCAGCCGGCGGCGCATGACTCCGCCGAGCCTGTGGCGTATCGAAAACGAGCAACTGCGCCTGAGCTTTCACGAGGGCCAAAGCAGGGCCTGGCGCAGCGACCGCCGCTTTATCTGGGTGCTGGCCGGCAGCCAGGGCGGCAAGACGACATTTGGACCGTGGTGGCTGTGGCGTGAGATTCAGCGGCGGGGCGCGGGCGACTATTTAGGCGTCACCGCCTCATACGATCTTTTCAAACTGAAGATGCTGCCGGCGCTGCGCGAGACGTTTGAGCACGTGCTGCGCATCGGGCGCTACTGGTCGGGCGATCGCGTGATCGAACTGCGTGACCCGGAGAGCGGCAAGTTCCTGGCGCGGCGGGCGGACGATACGATGTGGGGGCGCATCATCTTGCGCTCGGCAGAGAGCGGCGGGGGGCTTGAGTCGTTGACGGGCAAAGGCGCGTGGCTGGACGAGTGCGGTCAGGACGCCTTTACGCTGGAGACCTGGGAAGCGGTGCAACGGCGCATGGCGCTGAACCTGGGCCGGGTGCTCGGCACGACGACGATTTACAACCTGGGCTGGCTGAAGACGGAGATCTACGACGCCTGGGTGGCCGGCGATCCGGATCACGCCGTCATCCAGTTCTCGTCCATCATCAACCCGGCTTTTCCGCCCGAGGAATACGAGCGGATTCGCGGGAAGATGCAGGACCAGCGCTTCGCCATGTTTTACAAGGGCGAATTTGCGCGGCCGCCGGGCCTGATCTACGGGGCGTATGATGACGAGACGCAGGCGATCGAGCCGTTTGATTTACCGGCCGGCTGGCCGCGCTGGGTGGGGTTGGATTTTGGACCGGTCAACACGGCGCTGGTCTGGGTGGCACACGATCTTGATCGCGACCGGTTGATTGTGTACCGGGAGTCATTGGGCGGCGGCAAGACGACGCACGAACACGCCCAGGCCGCAAAGGCGGCGGCCAAGTTTGAGAACATAGTCGGATGGTCGGGCGGCGCGCCCAGCGAAGACCAGTACCGGATGGACTGGCAGCATGAGGGCATAGACGTACAGCGGCCCCCCATCAGCGACGTGGAATCGGGGATTGATCGGGTGGTGGGGTTGTTCAAGACGAAAAGGCTGTACGTCTTCAAGACATGCAAAGGCGTGCGGGATGAACTGGGATCGTACAAGCGCAAACTCGACGAGAGCGGGCAGCCGACCAATGAGATCGAAGACAAACGGAAGTATCACCGACTGGACGCGCTGCGGTACTGCGTGCTGAGCATCGCCGCCGGCCCACAATCGTTTGCCATGAAGTACGGACGCTAATATGCCAATCACTACCAATTTAGCCGAGCTGGCCTTTGCCCATTGGCAATATGAAGAGGAACTTGAGCGGCAAAAACAGATCGTCAGGGCGCGCGACTATCACGAAGGCGATCAGCCGACGTTTTTGACAGAGCGGGCCAAGACGTTTTTGGGCGTGGACGAATTGCAGGACGAGTTCTGCATGAACGTCGTGCGCGGCGTGGTGGAGGCGGTGACCGAGCGCATGATGGTGGCCGGCTTCAAGTGCACCGACGAGGCGAGCGCGCTGTGGGCGTGGGCCACGTGGCAGGCCGATCGAGTTGACGCCAAGCAAAACGACGTGCACGAAGACACGGTGCGCGATGGCGAGAGTTTTGTGATCGTCAGTTGGGACGACGACGAGCGCCGCCTGCGAATTATTCCCCACAATCGCTACACAGATCCAGAGGTGGAAGGTACCGGCGAAGGCTGCAAGGCGACCTATGCCAATGACGATCCCAATCAGCCGATGCTGTTTGCGTCCAAGCGCTGGGTTGAATCGCTAGGCAATGGCCAGGCGCGCCAGCGGTTGACGCTCTATTACCCAGAGCGCATCGAGAAGTATTTTCACAACGGGTCTGATTGGACACCGCTCGACGCTGAGACGCTGATCGCCGAAGGGGATGTGATCGAGAATGAGGATGGCACGCAGTCGCCGATCTGGCCGCGACCGTGGGTGGATGATGCCGGCGAGCCGCTGGGCATTCCCGTGGTGCACTTCCGAAACCCGAAGATGCGGCCCGAAGCCTGGGACGCGATCCCGTTACAGAATGCGATCAACAAGGCTCTGATTGATTTGTTGGCCGCCGGCGACGTGACAGCGTTTCGCGTCTTCGTGGCGCTTGGGTTTCTGCCGACGACCGATGGTCAGGCTCCGGCTGCCGATCAAAGCAACTGGCTGGACATCGAGCCGGGGCAGACGATCGGCACGACGCGCAGCGCGCAAGAGGCGGACTTCAAAGCAATTGACGGCGCGCCGCTCGATCCGCTGTTGAATCTGTTGGAAAAGTTGGTGTTGTGGTTGGCGATTATCACGCGCACACCTGTAAGCCGGTATCAATTTAGCGGCGCGGTGGCCAGCGCGGACACGTTGAAGCAGCAGATCGAAAGCCTGCTGGCGAAAGTGGGTCTGCGGCATACGCTCTTCGGCGACGCCTGGGAAGACGTGATGACGATCGCGCGGCGATTGCAGAATCATTTCGGCGGCGGGGTCGATGGTGCGCTGCTCGATGAAACCGCGACCTTTGAGACGTTGTGGAAAAATGCCGAGAAGCGCGATCGGTTGCAGGAATTGCAGGGCTATCAGATCGAGAAGGATTCACTTGACGTGCCACTGAAGACGCTGTGGGCCAAGGCTGGGTATAAACCGGACGAGATCGAGCAGATGTGGAAACAGCGCGAGGAAGAGCAACGCAGCCGGCTGAAGATCGCGCTGACAGACACGGTGGATGGGCTGACACAATGATAATCTCACCTCAGTCCTTTCCCAACGGTAGAGGAAGAAGGCGTGTGCCGCTGGGCAAGGCCATTATCTGGTCGCCGGCTGAACTGACGAAGATGTGCACGGTCACGCCGACGGATGTACGCCTGGCGCGGCTGTGGTGGCGCAAACACGCGCCGGCGAAGTATCGTCGGCTGCTCGACGCGCAGGCCGATAGACAGGTGGCGTGATGGGCAGCGGTATTCGAGCAAATGACCTGACGCCGGGCTATGGCTGGAATGAGGATGCCGGGCAGTACATCGACCTGAACACCGGCCGCTTTGTGAGTCACGCGCAAATTCGATCGGCGCTAGATCAGACGATTCAGGATGCAAAAGACGAGATTCGTGACCTGGCGCGCGGGTTGAATGAGGGCTGGATCAGTCTGAGCGACTGGCAGACGCGCATGGCGCAAGAAGTGAAGATGATTCACCTGGCGGCCGGCGCGGAAGCAGTGGGCGGCTGGGCGCAGCTGGATCAACGCGACTATGGCCGCATCGGATACGAATTGCGCTGGCAGTATGAGTACCTGCAAAACTTTGCGCTGCAGATCGAAAGCGGAGAGCAACGCCTGAACGGCACACTGATCAACCGGGCGCTGATGTATGGCGAGAGCGGACGGCGGACGTATGAGCAAATTCGGCGCGCGGACATGGCGCTGCGCGAGATGAATCAGGAGCGGCGGGTACTGGGCGTGGCCGATCATTGTGACGATTGCATTGAGCTGGCCGCGGAGGGGTGGCAGCCGATCGGCACATTGCCCCCGATCGGAAACAGCCAGTGCCTGACGCACTGTCACTGCACGTTCGATTATCGGCAGGTGCTGAACGCCGACGACCTCGGCGGGTTTGGGCTGTAGCAATTCCGGGCAAGCCGGCGTGAGTCGACAGCCCGTTTGCAATCACATTTTGTTTGGAGGCTGGCCGAGATGGCTAAGAAGACGCCCGGGACGGGCAAGCATCAGGATGACGAGGTCGAAGACGAGGAACTTGATGACGTTGAAGACGAGGAGCTCGACGAGACCGAGGACGAGTCCGAGACGGACGACGCGGCGGGAAACGACGCCGACGACGAGGGCGACGAGGAAGAGGAAGCCGAGCCAACGGCCGAGGAACTGAAGGCACAGTTGGCGAAGGTGACGCGGGCCTTGAAGAAAGCCAACCGCGAAGCGGCCAGCCGCCGCATTGAACTCGATGCGCTCAAGAAGAAATCCGGGTCCAAGGCAGGCGAGAAGGCCAACGGCAAGAATGGCGACGATACCGCCGACGACGAGCTGCGCACGCTGCGGGAACAGAACGAGAAGTTACTAGCCGAGCTGCGCCGTATGGGGGCTCGCCAGTCGATCGCGAAAGCGGCGCGCCGGGCGAAGATCAATTGGGCCAACGACACAGCCCGCGATGACGCTGTAGAGTTGATTCTGCGCGAAGCAGTCATCAACGAGGACGGCACGATCGACGACGTCGAGGATCTGTTGGCCGAAGTGGTCGAGGACCGCCCCCACCTGTTGGCCGCGAAGGCCGACAAGAAACCGCCGCGCGCCGGCGATACCAGCGCCACGAAGCGCGGCGGCAGCAAGGATCTGGCGCTGGATGAAGACGAGATCGCGCAGCAGTTTGGCATTCGCGATCACCGTCCTACCAAGAAATAGGAGCAACCGACATGGCTGACATCAGCTTGACACTGGTACAAATCTCCGAACTGCCCCAGGCCATTGGCCGCGACATTCCGGCCGGCGGCGCGGGCAGCGTGGGCGACGTGGTGTATGTGAACGCAACCGATCAAGTCCAGAAGTGCGATGCGTCCGCGATCGCGACCGCCAAGGGCTTGGGCATCGTGACGGCCGTCGAGAACGGCGCGCAGACCTTCGCCAGCGGCGACATGGTGCACGTGGTGTTCTTCGGGCCGGTAACGGGCTTCAGCGGGATGACGTCTGGCGCGCGCCAGTACGTGTCTGAAACCGCCGGCAAGCTGGCCGACGCGGCCCCCAGCGCGGCGGATAGCGTGGTCTGGCCATTCTCATTCGCGTTGGACGCGAACACGATCTTCGTGTTGCCGTTTGCGCCGGTGCCGCAGACGAAGATCGCGAGCCTGACCGACTCGACGACCGGCACGGCAAACGATACGCTGACCGACGTCGGCGCGGCGTTCAATCAAGGGACGCTGAACAACAACTTCGCTGACGTGGCCGCGAAGATCAACGCCATCCTGGCCGCGCTGCGCGCCAACGGAATCGTCATTAACTCGTAACGGTCGCGCGCCGTCGCCGGCGCTTGGCCGTTACTCACACACACAAGAGCGAGGTGTACCATGCCTATCGGCATCAACGATCTCAAGAATGTGCTGCGGCTGCCCGGCAACTGGGACCTGTCGTACCTGACCCGCTACCGGCTGAACGATGGCACGACTTTCGACCAGGTGGTGACCCAGATCGGCGCAGCGCTGGTGCTGTTTAATCGGTCGTTGACGAGTGGATATTGGGCGCAGTATCTGACGACCACCACCGACCTGACCACCGAATACGACATCGGCGGCGACTCCAATGAATTAAAGCGTTTGACCGACAAAGGCCGGCCCGATCCGATCTACCGGGACGGCACGGGCCACATGCTGCCGATGCACGATTATGGCGGCGCGCTGTCCTGGACATATCTGGCGCTGCGCCGGGCGCGGATGGTCAACCTGAACCGCGACATCCGCGGCCTGATCGAGCGCGCGCAGAACTCGTGGGAGAAACGCATCCACGAGCGGCTCTTCAAGAACACCGCTGACACGGTCGGCTCGACCGGCAAGAGCGTGCCGTTCGCCGACGGCGGGACGGCTGACAGCGCGTATGTGCCGCCGACTTACGAAGGCAAGGCCTTCACGTCGTCACACAATCATTTCCTGCGGTATGCGGCGGACGCGGCCGGCCGCACGGCGGCCCTGAAGGCGATGGCGAGCACGCTGCGCGAGCACGGCTTCGCGTCGCCGTTTGAATTGATCGTCTCAGAGGCCGACAAGGCAACGTGGGCGGGTCAGACCGAGTTCAAGAAACCGGAGCGCGGCGTCCTGAGCACGGCCGGCGTTGAAGTGCGCGCCCAAATCAGCGAAGAGACGTACATCGGCATCATCGAGACCGATGACGCCTGGTTCCGCGTGAAGACCACGCCGCGGCTGCCGACCGCCTATGCGGGCGCGTTTAAACCGTTTGGCTTTGGCAGCCCGGACAATCCGCTGGTGGTGCGCTACGAGGCCGGCTACCCGCTGGGCCTGAGCCTGGTGGCGCAGATCCTCAACTTCCCGCTGCAGGATGCAGTGGCGATGATGACCTTCGGCGTGGGCGTCGCCAATCGCCTGGCCGGGACGGCCACGTACTTTGCGGCGAACGGCGACTACGTCAGTCCGGCGATCAGCTGATAACGCACGCCGCTCAGGCGTTGGGATGGATCGGTATTAGGCCGATCGCGATGGACCGGCCGGTGAGTGGGTATTTACTCACCGGCCGGGCAGAACGGAGGTAGACACGCATGATCGAAACCCACACGGGACTCCCAAATACCTGCCACGACTGTGGCGAACCGCAGACCGAGATTTGGTTTGCGATTAGCGTCGATGCGGCGCTGGCCGGCGGCGGGATCTGTGCGCCGTGCCTGGCGAAGCGCGTGGGCGGTGTGGAGGTCGTCGTCCGGGACTCGCTGGAGTTTACCAGTCCGGCCCTGGTGACGATGCTTAAGGGTGAGGCAACCGGCCAACCCCCTGTTGCCGCGGAAACAGTGCCGCCGATTATTCACGACGATCCGGCCGCGCCCCAGAACGATCTAGGCGCGGAGAGCAAGCCCAGCAAGAAGAGCGTCAAGCGAGGCAAGTAAGATGGCCTTCACATACGATCTGAGCACGGACGTCGGCAAGGCGCGGCTGGAACTGGGCGATACCACCGCCGGCAGCGGCGTGAAGCCGGACGGCGCCAACCTGAGCGACGAGGAACTGCAGAGCCTGATCACGCGCGAGGGCGCGGTCATGCGGGCATGCGCGGCCGCGTGCGAACTGCTGGCCCGGCACTGGGCGCGGGTGGCCAACATCAGCGTGGGCAGCCGGCGCGAAGACTTCGGAGCGGTGGCCGAGCAGTGGGCCAGGCAGGCCGTCACGCTGCGTGAACAGTATGGCAGTGCCAGCGGCAGCGTGACGGCATTCAGTGTGGGCGTGAAACGCAACGACGGCTACGCGGCCGCGGGGGCGACCCCGGACGGCACGGAGTATACGACGTCATGAGCAGCGTGGACATCGTCGAAGGTGATGTGCTGGTGGTGGCCGGGAAAGATTACCCGATCCGATCGGTCGCCGAATGGGCGGGCTTTCCACAAGGCTCGATCGCGTTCAAGCGGCTGGCGAGCGTGACGGCCGCGACGAAGCGCAGCCCGGCCTTGAGCGCCACGGGCACGCGCGGCGCGCCGGCGGCATATCTGAGCTCGGTGAAATGTACGCCGCTCGATCCGGTTGACCAGGAATTGCGCAGCCGGCTGAAGCTGAACACGCCGCACGAACTGCTGGAAACCTACATCGATGCCAACCCGTACCTGAAACTCATCGTCGAGGACCTGAAACTATGACCACGCTGTCAGTTCAGATCGTCGGCGCGAAGCTGGTGCGGATGGGCTTGCAGAATCTCGACCGCGAGATTCCAAACATCGGCGCGCAGCAGATCTACGAAGCGTTCCAGCGCGCCAAAGAGCGCGTGACGCGCTATCCGCCCAGCCCGCGCCGGGTGCGGTGGGACAGCGAGAAGCAGCGCGCTGCCTTCTTCGCCACGAACGGCTTTGGCGGCGGCATTCCCTACATGCGGACAGGGACCTATGGCAAGTCGTGGATCATCCGCCGCAATCCGCGCGCCGCGCGGGCGATGGCCGGCTACAGCCTGATCGGACAGGCGCGCTACTCGAAATATGTGGGCGGCGACGCCTATGGCACGAGCCAGAGCCGTATCCACGGCAACCGCTGGGCGAAGGTTCGCACGTCGGTGGAAAAAGAGATGAAGCCGCTGCCGCGCTCGATTCGCGTGCACATCACGATGGTGGCGCGGCGCACCGGGTTGAAGGGGGCGTAACGTGGCCGCGATCGATCAGAGCACGACGCGGTCTGCCCTGGCCGCACTGCTACAGGCGGCGTTGGTGGGCAGTGGCAAGCCGACGCAGCAGGTGTACGACGGGCTGATCGGCGACTTCGGCAGCAAAGCGCCGGTGGTGATGGTGACGGATGCCGGCGTGAAACGCAAGCCGCGCGAGTTGACGGGCACCCGTTACCGAAATTATTTCCGCGAACTGGTGCTGGTCTGGGTAGCCGACGCCGACGCGGCGGCCGGCTGGACCGACAAGATGGCCGAGGATCAACTGGCGGCGCTGGATAAAGCGATCGCCGACGTGGTGAGCGCGAATCGACGGACGGCGAACTGGAACTGGATTGGTCATGATGATGACTTCGCGATCCCCGAGCCGGTCCCAGATGAGGGTGGCAAATCGTATCTGGTGCTGCCGATACCGCTCCTGGTGGAGGTGTTCGATGCTTGAGTACGTGGGCAATGGCGCGTATCTGCAGGGCGTGCCGGCGCGCGATCTGACTGACGACGAAGCGATTGAGGCTGGCGGGGTATACGCCCTGGTGACCAGCGGGCTGTATGTCCACGCGACGGACGCGCCGGCCGTGGCGAGCGATGACCTAAATTGGCGCACAAGCGCAAGTGAGGTGAAGCATGGCAGGTAATTTGACGGGACTGCAAACGGTGCAGGCCGGTAAAGAGACGACCTGGGGCACAAGTGCCACGGCCACCGCCAAGTTGATGGGCGTGGAAGAGATCAAGATTGAGTCCCAGGGCGGCGCGGCGCTGTTGAAGGAAATGCGGGGCAGCCTGGCACCGGCATACAACGCCATCCGCAAGATCAACTTTGGCAAGGCGTCGATGAAGGGCTTCGCCACTTACGAGGATCTGTGCTATTACCTCGAATCGCTGCTGGGCGATGTGACGCCGTCGGGCGCGGGGCCGTATGTGCGCGCCGGCGCGGCGCCGCTGACGGCGGTGGCTACGAATCGCATGATGACGCTGTATGACGGACAAAGCACCGACGTGTACAAGTTGCTGGGCGCGGTGGTCAACAAACTGGTCATCAGCGGCAAGACCGGCGAAGAGTGGAAGTTTGCCGCCGACTTGATCGGCAAGCAGAAGACCACCGGCGCACTGGCGGCCCTGTCCGATCGGGCAGTAACGCCCATCGAGGGCGGCGACACGCTGCTGTACATCGATGCGTGGGACGGCACGATCGGCACGACGGCGATCGCCACGCTGGCGACGGCTTTTGAGTTATCGATCGATCTGGGCACGGCCGTGCGCCATTACCTGGGCAGTCTGCTGCCGGGCCGCTATCGCCAGAAGAAAGCCGAGCCGGGTTCGGTGACGTTGAAGTTGTCGCTGGAATTTGACGCGACGAGCAAGGCGTATCTGGATTCGTTCCTGACCTACGCGGCGGTGCTGCAGCACCAGGTGCGCATCAAGGGCACGGCGGGCGCCAGCGCGATTGCGCAGCTGGACTTCGCAGGCACGATCGTGGGCGAGCCGGCCATGAGCGAAGAGGACGGCGTGTATATGCTGGACTTGAATTACCAGGGGACGTACAACCCGACGCTGGCGAATTACTTCAAGTACAGTATCACGAACAGTGTGGCGTCGCTTCCGTAGAAGCGACGCTGCCATAACCCTATCCCATTGGGAGAGGGGGAGAGATCGAGATGCGATTCGACGACGAGCAAAGCGGGCTGCACTTGGTGGTCAAAGACGACCTGCGACAGCGCGACGTGAATGCCTGGGCGCGGTCCTTCCGCGAGTGGCGCGAGATCAACGGATTGGACGCGCTGCCCGTTGGACGGTTAAGCAATGCGGAATATAACTGCGGGGCATTGTATGCGGCTGTGAGCGCGGGGTGGATTGTCGAGAGCGGGCGGCGGCCCGATGATGTGAATGCGATAGAAGGCGAGTTGGTGGATGGTGTGCCGGATGAGCCGGTCAGGGTTGATGACATGGACCCGCCGCTGTGCAGTGGTACGGGGCGCGGATTGTGATCGCCTACGAACGGGTGATGGAGCCGTCCCCAAAAGCATCCTAGCCGCGGCCGAGTGGGCGGGCTTCTGGGGTGGACACGGGGTCTGCCCCGATGAGTTAGCGATCTGGCAGGACTGGCAATTCTTTGGCTTGCCGCCCGAAGGCGGCGGCCAGGCCGACCAGCCGGCGGGGCTGCTGAAGCGCATTCGAGCGCTACTGGACGTGGTAGAGGCAGTGCAGGTCTACAAGCGCGAGGGCGGAGGCGACGCCGGGAACTGGGCCGCGTGGAAGAACGCGCACCCGAGCGAGGCCCGCATCATTGGCGCGATTAAGCAGCTGAGGCGTGACTATCATGAGTGACATTGGCATCAGCGTCGGCACGGAATATGACGAGGGTCTGAAGCGCGTCGCCAACGACGTGGCCACGCTCGGTGAGTCCGGCGATCAACTGGATAACGTTAAGAAAAGCTTGCTCGATCTGACGGAACTGGGCAAGAGCGCGCACGTCGCGTTTAACGAATTCACGCTGGGGCTGGGCGTGAATACGGCCGCACTGGAATCGCCGATGCAGCTGATTGGGCAGGCGGCGCGGTTCGCCATCGATACGGCGATGGAAGCGCAGTTAGTGCAAGCCCAGACTGAGGCCGTGATCGCCGGTACGCAAGCAGCCGCTGGCATGACTAAGGATGAGGTCGAAGCGTTGGCCGGACAGTTATCGCGGCTGTCGGGTGTCGATGATGAGGTCGTGCAGAGCGGCGAGAATTTGTTGTTGACGTTCCGCAATATCGGCGAAGACACCTTCCCGCGAGCGACAACAGCAATGCTTGATATGTCCGTGGCGCTGGCCAAGGGCGACATGAAAGCGGTTGATCTGAAAGGCAACGCCTTGCTATTGGGCAAGGCGCTCAACGATCCCGAGAAGGGGCTAACGGCCCTGACCCGCGCCGGCGTGTCGTTCACTGAACAGCAGAAGGACCAGATCAAGGCGATGGCTGCGGCCGGAGATATGGCCGGTGCACAAGCAATTATCCTGCAGGAACTGGAGCAGGAGTTTGGCGGGGCTGCGAAAGCGGCTGGCGATACCGCTCAGGGCGGGGTTGAGAAATTTAAGAATGCTCTGGAGAATGTTGCGCAGGCCGCTGGCGAGAAAGCCCTGCCGGCGATTACAGACCTGACTACCGGCATGGCCGAATTGCTGACGGCGTCTGAACGCACCAACGACGAGCTGATCGCGATGGCCAATAGCACCAACTTTTGGGAGATGGTCGCAGCACGCACCGAACTGCGCTTCAACGGTTGGAATCGCGCGGCTGAGTTATTTATTGGCCATCAGCAGGACATGCGCGAGAAGTTGATAGACGGCAAGATCACGCTGGAAGAATATAATGACGAAATCGAGCGTAGCGCGAAAGTTGCCGGGCTTTGGAATGAAACACGAACGGTATCGGGTACTACGCTAGACTTTGTTGACGCGCGCGTACAACAGTTGACTGAAGACCAGGTGGAGCAGGAACGGGCGATCGCCAGTGCGACCAAGATGGCAGACGACCACGATCAGGTGCTGCAGCGCGTGGCCGTGACGACGGACAAGGTAGGCGTTGAATATGAAACGCTGCAAGCGCGCATCGATGCGACGACGACGATTTTAGGGCCGGCTGAACTGGGCATGCAGGCGCTGGCCGATTCGACTAGGGCCGGCAGCGACGCAAGCAATGAGTATGCGCGGTGGTTGAAGGAAGAAGCCAAGGCGCATGAAGAGAACGTCAAGGCGACCGTGGCAGGTATGAGTTCGCAATTGGACTTCGTCGCATCGCTTAAGGATATGTCCGCGCTGGAACTGGCAAAGGACTCGATCGGTCGTTTGAAAGACGCGATGAAGGCCGACCCCGATCGGGCGGCGATTTACGCCGAACAGATTCGCAACCTGCAGCGCTCGTTTGGCATCATTACGCCGCAGTCGGAAGCAGCCGCGGCAATGTTTGACCGGCTGACCACGGCGCAGATTGCCGGGTATTTGTCGGCCCAGGACGTGGCGACGGCGTTGAAGAACTTGCCGGCAGCGTCTAAGGACGGCGTGGTAGCCGTGGAGGAATTGGGCATCAGCGCAGGCGGGATGGCGTCGCTGCTCAGCGAGTCTGCAGCGAAGGCAGGACAGCAGCAAAGTAACATGTTGAATACGACAAAGAAAACCAAGATCGATCTAATGGACGAAATGGGCAACGCTCTGGCCGACCAACAGACCGAGCTACAGGGACGTATCAGTTCTTCCATGCAGTCTGTGTCGAACTCGATGACGACGGCTAGGAATCTGGCAAATACCGTCGCAGATGAAATCAAGTCGGCATGGGACAAAGTGCCGCGCGAGGTGGTGACAAATTATCGGGTCACGCGGATGAATGAAGTGCCGGGCGATTTGCCAATGCGTGCAGCTGGCGGCGACGTGATGGCCGGCTGGCCGTACTGGGTGGGCGAGGAAGGCCCAGAGCCGTATGTGCCGGCACAGAATGGCCGCATCTTGAGCCGCACGGATGCGATGAGCGCGCTGCGCGGCGGTGGAGGCGACACGAGCCAGATTGCCGGCGCGTTGAATGCGATGGCCGCGGCCATTCAGGGTTTGCAGCGCGGCGGTGATTTGTATCTGACGACCGGGCCGGTGCTGGACGAGCGGACGGTGGATGAGTTGGCCGAGCGCGTGCTGCGCGCGTGGCAGTCTCGGCAATAGCCGCGACAGTAGCCCTCACCTGGCATCTCCCTTTTGGAGAGGAAAGAGCAACGATATGGCGCACGTACTGAACATTGTGTATGGCAGCACGACAATCAACCTGGCGAGCGGGGCGTGCGCCCTGCTGGCGTATGTGCCGCGCGCACCAACGTCGCTAGAGGAAGATGCGACGGTGACTGAGCAGTGCAAGATTGAGATCAGCGGGGCAAGTGTGGCGGCGCTGCAAACGGCGCTGCAAGGCATCGAACTGGCATTTCGCCAGGCAGAACGGTATCAGGACAGTCTGCTGGGCGACCGTGTTTACATCGAATTCACGCCAGACGGATACAGCGACACATATCATAGCGAGCTGCTGACTGGCAAGCTGGACTTCGACAGCAACACGCTGGACGATCGGTGGGTTGAGAGGAAGATCGATGTGACGCTGAACTGGGTGAGGCGATTCTACTGGGAGGGGCCAGAGACCGCCGTGACCCTCAGTAATGGCGGCGGCAGCGGAGCGTCGGTAACGGTCTACAATCACGACGATGGCCACGCCGGCAATGACAATTACGTGGAGATCGATGCGGGCGTCATCACCGGCGATCTCCCAACACCGCCCCGCTTGAAAATCACCGCTAGCGTCTTGAACACCGGCACAGACTACGTGAAGGACTTATACATCGGCCACAATGCACTGCATAATCCGGCAACGTTTGCACACATCTTGGAAGGCGAGAACGGAATCTCGACGGTCGGATCAAACACCGCCGACGCGACGTGCAGCAACGGCAGCCGCAAAAGCCTGAGCTGGGCGGCGACCACCGAGACGGAACTGCTAAAGTGGACCCTGACGCAAGCGCTGCTTAACTCTGCGCTGGGCGGCTATTTCCGCGTGCTGGCACGTTTTTCGACCGCGCCGGCCTATACCAATTTGTGGCTGAGATTGCAGTTGACCACCGGTCTGGCGGAGAATATGCTCTGGAAAGGGCCGCTGCTATTGTGTCCGCAACAGGGCCTGGTCGATCTGGGTGTGATCCGACTGCCGCCGATTTTGCCCAATCAAACCGACATCAACGAGATAGTCCTGGCATTGAATGGTAAGCGCAATACGGCCGGCACACACACACTGGAACTTGACTTTGTGCAGCTGACGCCATTGAATAGTTGGCGGACGTATCGCGGCAAGTTCAGTTGGTGGGGTAACGGCGGTTATCTGACGGACGATGGTCCGCGTGGCCTGGTGTACTGGGATATTAGCACGCCCGGCGCTGGCAAAATGACAACACACACGCCGGAAGGCGCGCCGATCCAACTGCTGCCTGGCCTGCGCCAACGGCTCTATTTCCTGCACTCCATTCAGACGCTGGCTGCGCCGATCGAGCGGATGCTGGATGTGTCGCTGTGGTATCGACCCAGGCGGGTAACGCTGTGAACGCCTTAGCGGTAGTATACGAGCGCGATTTTAGTGGAATGATCAAAAATCTGCCCGGCGTGACGATCAATGTCGAGTGGTATTCGTTCTCGACGCTGGGCGGTCCACTGCGTCTGAGCGCCAAAGCCGTCGGGCCGGAACTGAGCCTGTGGGAATTGGTCGAGACACTGCGCTGTCCGATCGAGGTGTATGATCTGTTTGGTACTTGCACCTGGTGGGGGTATGTGGCGAGCGTGCTGATTCGCGCCGGCGTGATCGAGGTGGGTATTTCGCTGGATACGATGTTCAACAATATAGCGGTAGCCTACTCCTACATCGAGCCGGGCAGTCAGAGCGTGGGCCAGCGCAAAACCACGGCGTACAGCAGCAACGCCGACAGCGTGAGCGAATATGGCATCAAGGATTTGATCCTATCGTTGGGCGGCGCAACCGATGACCAAGCCACGCAGATCAGAAACACGATCTTGAATCAGAACCGTTACCCGATACCTTATTGGCGACGAGCATTTGGTTCAGACAGCAAGGTCACGGCTACGATTGAGGCGCGCGGTTGGTGGAGCACGCTAGGTTGGCGAATGTATGCCAATAACACAACGGCCAGCGTTGAGACGACGACACAGATAGCCAATGTGATTGCGGGCGTAGGGCAGTTCCTGACCGGAACGGAGATCGAGACGGCCAGCGGTCTTAGTACCAGTGAATACCGCGACGGCGATACGACGGCGCAGGCCGAGATTGAAGAGTTGCTGCGCAGTGGCACGACGGCTAACCGGCGACTGATGGCGCTGGTG